CTCGCCAACCGCAACAAATACGGCTTGTATCGTCAGCCACGCTTCACGGGAGTCGGCTAATGGGCAACTGGGGACTCGTTGGCGCGGCGACCGCAAACGCGCCACAGCAGACGCTGGAGGACTTGCTGGCCGCTCGGATGGCCGCTGAGGAACGGGCGCGGAAGATTGCCGCCGATTCGGTGAAGCAGAACATCGACCTCGGTAAGCTGACTTTGGATCAGAACGCCGACGCACGCGGCAGCGAATATCTCGGCATCGCCAAAGGCGACCGCGCACGCGCCGACGCAGCAGCACAAGCGGACGCACTCGCAAAGTCGTTGCAAGCCGCTGAAGCCGACAAGCTCATGAGCGGCATCACAGATCCGAACGTGCGCACGGTGGCCGGATTGCGTCGCGCTGGCATCACCGGCATTGACGTCAACGACCTGCGCACACCATCGCCGAAGCCGAAAAACTTCACGTTTCGCGAAGACTCACAAGGTCTCATGGCGATTGATCCCGAAGACCCGATGAACCCGCAGCGCGTGCCAGGATTCAAGCCGACGCCGAAGGAGCGTGCGCAAGAACCGCTAGAGAGCGTTATGGGTCCAGATGGGCAAGCTGTTTTCGTGCCACGATCACAAGCCGTGGGCAAACGACCGGCGACAAATTCGACACGACCAGCGACCGAAGGAGAACGAAACGCGGTCGGATTTTACCGTCAGATGCGCGATGCTATTGCGACCATTGACTTGGTAGAACCTGCCATCACCGAGCGCGAGATGTATCAGATTCAGACACTGCCGCAAGAGGAACTAATGGGCATGTTGAATCGGAACCAATTAAGCGAAGGCGCGAAGCGATATCTCCGAGCGTTTGAGCAATTCACTGAAGCACGCTTGCGTCCGGTATCTGGCGCAGCTATTTCCGACGGTGAATATGCCCGTGACCGTCGCACTTATGCGAAACAATACGGCGAGACTGAGGGCATCTCCACAGACCGCGGTCGTGCTCGTGAATTGGCGCTTGACTCGCTGCGCGAACGGTCTGGCGTCCTTGCGCCAAAGGATGAAGCGAAGAATCCTCCGCCTGATGGCGACATGGTCTCGGTCGTTTCTCCCGATGGCAAGCAATCAGGGCGTGTGCCAAAGGCAAATGTCGCCTCGTTGCAAGCCGCAGGATGGAAGGTGAAGTAGCGATGCCGCAGAATCCTCCGCTTGATTTGAAGGCGCTCGGGTTCATTCCCGATGAGCCGCAGACGCTAGACCTCAAGGCGTTGGGCTTTGTGCCTGACGCGCCAAATGTTCCACGTGCCACACAGACATTTGTTGCCGGGTCGCAGCGGAACGATATACCGGTGATCCCGAAAGAAGCGGCGACGCCAGCGTTGTCGGCTGGTGCGGCGGCGTTGACCGGCGGCGCTTCTCTGGCGGCTCAAGTTGGAGCGCAAGGTCTAGCAGGTTTGGCGTCTGGCGCTGCGCGTGGTGGCGGCGTTGAAGGAATGATCAAAGACGCCGAGACGAACATGCTGATGCATGGCGTGATTGGAGGCGCGGCAAAATTCGTGCGCGGTCTCGGGCCCCGTGTAACAGACATGGGGCGTCGGCTGTGGCTACGTGCGGCCAAGATTCCAGAGGCCATCGCCAAGCAGACCAATACCGTGCGACGTGGCGGCGATATTGTCGCAGGCGAACGCGAGATTGCTGACACGGTGTTATCTCGCGGACTAGGCGGGAACAGCGAAGATAATGCACTTGCGTTGACGCGTGCGGTTGGCGACGCAGACGAGCGGCTCACTCAGACAATCGCTAATTCCACTGCGAAGGTTGACCCGCGCCGGATTGTCCGGGCGTCCATGCGAGAAGCCGTCAAGCAGAAAAGCGGATTCGGCAGCGGTGATGCTTACCAGTCGGCGCGACGTGTTGCCGCTGAGATTCGAGACAAATTCAAACGGCCAACGACGCAGATTGCCGTCAGTGCAAAGTATCCAGGTGCCGCCCGACCGTCATCGACGATTGTCGACGTGGCCGAAGACGGCACGCCAGTGATGGCCGACTTCTCGCCATTGAAATACGAACGGGTGCCGGGCAAGCCTGCGTGGAAAGACGTATCTGTGCAGGACGCCCAAGCCGACAAGGTCGCGACCTATAAGAAGTTGAACTACTCGCCAGATGCGAACGTCACGGCAGGAAATGAGGTCCGCAAGGCCGCTGCACGCAGCGCTAAAGAGCAGATCGCCGCCGCCGAACCAGCCGCTGCCGCAGCTAATGCCGAAATCTCTCAGCTGGTGCCCGCAGGTAAGGCGTTCTCGCGGATGCGCTTGATTCAAAGTCGGCAAGAACCGGCGTCTGTGTCGAAATTGCTGTTTGGCGTCAAGCCGTCGCTGACAAGTGGACTGATGGCCGTTTTGAACTCGCCCGCGTTCAAGACCTACGGAGGACAGGTGATGTATAACGCGGGTGGTCGCATGGCGACCGCATCAGCACTGCCAGCGCAGCAGACCGCGCAGGCGCTACGTGCGGCCATCATGGCGTCAATGAGGCATGACCAGAAATGACACTACAGCAGAGACAGCACGCTCCACAGCACGGCAAAAGACAGAGCGATCAGCAGTCCACGGATGGCCAGCACTCCCAGCGCGATTGCGGCGTTTCTCATGCGCCTACGCTACCACGACGGGCCACGGTGACGCGATGATCCAGCCGTTTTTGATTATCAGCAGGTCGGGCGCGGAGGTGATCCGCGACGAGCGGCGATTGCCGGCCATCGCACGTCGTCGGTTGCATGAACGTCGGAGGAATAGTCCCATGTGGATTTTGGGGAATGGCGTCATGATCGGTCTATCAATGGGATATGTCGGGAGTGTGGCTGCGCAGGGGTTGAATGCGTGGACCGAACCGAGCACGATGATTGCCGTGGCGTCGATCATCTTTGCGGGTGGTCAGATGGTGTCAGCGCGAAATGAGGACCGGCGACGGATTGCCAAGCTCGAAGAAACCAGCGTCTCGAAAGAGCAATTCACGGCGTTGACCGAGTCGGTCCATGAAATGAACGCGAAGATTGATCGGTTGATTGAACGGGCGCAGAAGTGAGAAATCGCATTGGCACGTTTCTAACGGCGGTGGCCGTTGTGTGGCAGTTGGGCATTGTGCTGGGTCAGTCGTCGGTGCCGTGTCCTCCGCATTGCGATCCCAAGAACCTCGAAGCCGAATACGGCGACGGGTGGCACGTCATGTATTTCTTGCTCGGCTGCTGGCAGTTGCCCGAGTCGTGCAACTACACGGAAGCGGTAGCCGAAGGCGTGCCGACTGCCGCCCTTGCGCCGCGTCGGTTGACCATCGCCAATCTGCGGGTGCATGGGCAGTGAGGTAAGATGTGTGCGCCTGACGGAGCGTGTGCCGTCAGCGCGTATGAGCAACACGCCAACAGCGCCGGCAGGCGCACGAAGGGATTGTATATGAGCGGAGACATGGACGTATTTGTCGACACTTCTGTCGTCACCACGGACGCGAAGACGGGCGCGCCGATTCAGTGCCGATCGTTCACCATTCGGCGCACGCCTCCCAACAACGAAGCGGCAGGGGCAACGAATCTCCCAGACGGGTTCGCGTCGTTCTGGTGTAAGGCTGACCGGCCCGGTTTGCCGCAGGCATTCTTGAATGTCTCAGCAGACGGCTATCAGCCGATTGTTAATCAGCCAATCAACATCACGGTCGGCATGGGCATGATTCGGTGCGCGCTGGAGCCTGTCGCGCTCCCGCGCCCTAGCCGTGCGGACATGCTGAATGTCCGCGCCAACTTCTGCAACATCTACGACCCGACGAACATGTTGCCGATGTTCACGGCCTATCTGCCGGTGAAGCCGGAATGGCTACAGCCGCTCGTCGACGCTGGGTCAACGCACGTCACGTATTCGCCCGAGTGCGCGTATCCCGGCTACTGGGTGCCGCCGTTTGACTGGCGCGACCGACCGGACGACTTTGCGGCGTTCACGGTGAAGGTCACGCAGACACGCGGGGCCAATGGGCAGGCGCTCACGCCCGTGATTTTCCTCGACAACGGCGGGACTGATCCATTGCCGCGTATTCAGCGATATTGGCCGAATCTCATCAACTCGCTGCGCTCGGCCGGTGTGCTCGACCGCTGTATTCTCGTGCCCGCGTGGGAGCCGGTCAAAGGCGACTGGACGAGCTACGAACTGAGCGAAGCACTGAAATATCTCAAGGCGCTCGCCAACGAAGCCATTATCGGGTGGCACGGTTCACCGACGCGGTGGGTGGGTTCGTCCCATCCAGTTGAACCGACCGACCCGTGGCAGGGTGGCGAGTCAGACTTCTACAAGTCGCACGGCGGCGAGTTCATCGACATTGCGTTCTACCAGGCGCAAGCCGAAAGCGTTTTTCAGGGCGCGTGCAACCCGCAGGATGATGATTGCTGGCTCAATCGTTGGCTTGATGGCGTGATTCGTCTCGGGCGCGGCGTGAACGGGTGGCGCGTGTTGCCGATCTGTCTAGCCGAGGGACCGGCTTACTACTTCACTCGTGGGAAAGCCACGCCGGAACAGGCTCGATTGTGGGCCACGAACGGCGATGCCGTGGCGAAGGCCGAAGGCGTCACGGTCTCATTCATGAACGGATTGCCGCTGTGAACCTCGACGCGCTCGAATCCGACCTGATGACGGATGAAGGCTTTCGCGGCGTGCCGTATCTGGACACGGTCGGAAAGCTGACGGTCGGGTTCGGGCGCAATCTTGTGGACAAGCCCCTGACCCGCGCAGAGGCCGCGTGGCTACTCCGCAACGACGTGACCGACACGATGCACAGCCTCGATAGTCGCTTCCCGTGGTGGCGCACGTTGGACGACGTGCGGCAGTCGGTCATGGTCAATATGGCCTACAATCTCGGCACGGCGAAGCTCGGGCAGTTCGTGAAGTGTCTCGCCGCGCTGAAGTCGGGCGATTACGTCACGGCGGCGGCAGAAATGCGCGACAGCACATGGGCGAGACAGGTCGGCGCTCGCGCTACGCGGTTGGCGCGACAGATGGAAACGGGGACGCGATGAATCCGAACGAAATAGGCAGTGGCGCAGTGGTGGCGGTCCTCGTGGCTGAACTGATGGAAATGGCAAAGCGGTCGCCGCGATTCTTGGCCATGAACATCAATACCGAGTCGCTGAATCGGTTCGTCGGCGGGGCCGCGGCGTTTGCGTCGGGACTTGGCTTGCAGTTTCAGTTCGACGCCGCGCACGGGCAATTGGTCGTGAACGGTCTCGTCGCGTCGGGCATCATCCACGGGTTCGCGCAATGGGCCGCACAGCAGGCGTATTACCGTTTGGCTATTCAGAAGGGGCCGCGCATCGAAGCGCCGGCGCCAACCGTCATGGAGCGTTAGCATGAAACTCCCGTTTAAGTCGTTGCTCGTCAAGGCCGCGAAGGCCATCATCCGCAAGCACGGCCACGAACTCGAACAGAAGGCCATCGAGCAGCTCGAAAAGAAGCTGCACGCCGCGCACGAGAAAGCGGCCACGGATGACGGCGCGTAGCACGGTCAACGTGCCGGCCGTCTGCCGTGAGCAAGACCGCATCGCGGCGGTGCTGAAACGTCAGGCCGCGATGCGTCGTAAACGATAGAAGCTGTGCGACAATAGCAGCAGAAAGAAAAGCGGCCCCATGAGTCCTAGTGAACTCGTGGAGCCTGCACTAAGACTTACCGGCTGGCACCGGAAGCTCAGCGTGAACCATAGCGTATCACGCACCTTCCCCTGACAACCAATTTCACTAGCACGCCGACCGAGCGGGATAACCACTAGCGGTTGGTGTGGGATTGCGCCTGACTAGGGATCGAGAGGGCGCACGGTCTGATGGGAGCCGCGAGGGCGTCAGTGACGACGCGATAGTCCCATTCACTCGGAGCGCGTCATACAGCGAACTCTGGGGCCACGAAAGGGGCGACGGCTCATGCTGTTGAATCCATTTCCGAGGCAAGGTCACTCCCATAGGGATACCTTTGCCTCGTGGGTGCTCTGGCTTTGCTGTTGATCTCAGAGAGGTAAGCATGAAACTGAAACAAAAGTATCAGCACGACATTCTGCGAACAGCGTGCCAGAAGCTTGGCATTCGTGATCGCGGCATGAATCGAAGCAGTGTGTTTGATGTGGTATGGCAGCGCACGCGGTCACGGTATACGCGAGATACAGAGGCTCAGTGGGCGCAGATCATTAAGTTTTGTGAGTGGATCAATCCAGTAAAAGTGCAGCAGGTAATAGCTCAACGTCAACCTAGTCAATCCGCCAAGCCGCGCACGTTTGTAACTTCTCGGTCGTTTCTGACGTCTTCAGGATGGCGGCGTGTTCGAATGCTGGCGTTTGTGCGGTATGGAAATCGTTGTCAGTGCTGCGGGGCGTCACCCAGCGACGGCGTTACGGTGCTCAATGTCGATCACGTCAAACCACGCGCCACGCATCCCGAATTGGCGTTGAATGTCGACAATTTGCAAGTGTTGTGCGCGGCGTGCAATCACGGCAAAGGCAATTGGGACTCTACAGATTGGCGCTAGTCTGGTTGTGCGTCTTGTCGTGGTGGCACGTGAGGCACAGCACGCGGAAACCGTCGACCTCGCAGAGGAGGCGCTCCACGAACCCGCCCACGTCGCCGTAGGACGCGATGGTGCCGCAGGGGATGAGATGGTCAACCTGGACCTCTTTCCCCATCCACCAGCGCCCACACGCCGCGCAGCGATACTCCCACTTCTGGCGCGGATTCGGCCCGACATATGCACGCCGTGCCCGCTTCAGCGCCTCAGCCCTCGGTGGCCATCTCCGCGACAACAGACGCAGGCCCGACCGCACAAACTGCCAGTATCGGGCCTCCGTCCACGTGCCGCCAGCGCGGGTCTTAGGCGGTTTCGGCATGATGCGTGAAAAAAGTTGCCCGAAGTTCGGCGGCGTTCGGGTCCGACGCTGGGAGGGCGATGGGGGTCGCACTGCCGGAAGTCATTTCGCACGCTCCACGGTGATGAGGATGGCGGGTTCGTCGTCTTCGTCGCAGGTGGTGCCATCTTCGGCGTAACCAAACTCCGCACCGATGCAATCGTCGCTCATGTTGTCCAAGATGGTTTCGCCGCAGTCGCGGATAGCGCGCACCAAGGATTCGCCTGTCACGCAGCGGTCTGCCTCAATTTGGGTAATCGTGTATCGCATGTGTCGCGCCTCCCAGCGCGTGAGCAAGAGACTACAGGAGCCTCCGATAGACTGTCAAGAAAATAATTGACACGTGTTTGTATTCGTGTATGATCGTCCCATGAACACGTTGCGCCAAGACATCAAGACGTATCTCGCTAAGCAGGACATGACGCAATCCGATTTTGCCGCCGAGCTGGGCATCGACGACAGCGTGATGAGCTGCATCATCAACGAGCGCCGACCGGCCCCGCGCCATGTCGCCGACCAGATCAATGCGCGGACGGGCATCTCGCTCACCAGGTTGATGAAGAAAGACCCGCGCCGCAAGAAGCTCAAGCCACAGCCGCCCGTGCCGCAGCCGATTCGGGTGACGCGATGACGCTCATCATTGCGGTGGTGATCGCGTTTGCGTTCGGCGTGATTGCCGGCGCGTTCGGCATGGTCGATTACATGGCGCGTCAGCATCGCGGGGTGCGGCAGTGACGGCGCTCGTTGTGCTGTGCGCGGCGTTGGCGCTGCTGGCGGTGTATCTGGTCACCGATGCCGTGCTGAGCTTCCCGTCTGCGATCGACGAGTTTCGGCCTCGCACGTCGGCGGGTGCTGACGGCGAGGCCGACCAATAGAGTTTGGCCTGAAGCTCCGGTACTGCTGTATCGTCGCGTGGACGCCGTGCGCGGGATCAGAGAACACAGTGTCGGAGTTCGTGAGGTAGCTGGGAAGTTGACTCACGAGTGCTCGGGTGTTCCGGGCTAGGGCCAATGTTTTAAGCAACGCAAGTTCCGCAGACGCTTTTCATTAGATCGTGAGCGTTTCACGGCACGAGAGCGTTAGCGTCTGCGGCTGGCGATTACAGGCGCTCTCGGCATCCTAAACCCTGCGCGATGGCGGGGGAAACGCAAGCCCATCGCGGCAAGTGGTGGCGGTGTAAGGCTCGGGTGAACGCAGACCGTGCCATACGCCCAAGGCCAGAAGCAAGCTGCGCGGTTGTGCCCTGTGAATCAGCGGGGGCCGC